AGCTCACTAACTCGCAAATTGGCCTCGCGAAATAGTCCATAAAGCTTTTGAAGCTCTGCTCTGCTTTTGTTTTCTAGCGCCTCTTGGCCTGCAGCGCGTCCAGTAATGGCCCTGCCTACAGCTCCGGTGCCTGACGCAGGCCTCCCTTCTTCCTTGTATTTAACTTTAATCTCGATGGGGGTGGAAGTGGCACTGCGAAGCGTTGCCAAGCTTTTATTAAGCGTGGCAATGCGTGTTCGCGCTGCAATTAGCTGGCTGTCTTCAATATTAATAACAGGCTTAATTCTTGATAATTCTTTTAACTGTGTCTCAAAGTTCTTTTTATTGATTAATAAATTGACAGGGTAATAATATGCAGCAGAAGCTTGCGCTAGTTTGCCAAGTTGAGTCCGAAACGCTGCAAGATCAAGCGTTACATTAAGCCTCAGCTCAGGAGCGGCCATATTTACACAATAATCCTATTCTTTGTAGTGTAGCTATTCACTGGCTTGTTTACGCGAAGAAGCCATTTTCAGCTCATCAGCCAACAATGCAATAACACGTCCGTCCATTCTTCTGGAACGCATCAGGCGTTGAAGCACTGCCAAGCTCTCATTAGAAAGCCCATTTTCTTTCTTAATCTTCTTGGTGTCGAATGGCAAGAAATCATCTACAGAAGCGCGAGCTTTCTTGCCTGCCAATGCACCTACCACTACTGTGCCAAGTTTGGCCGTAGAGATGCTATTAATGTTGTATTTGGTAACGTCATACTTCTCTAGCCATTTCAAAGCAACTACCACGTCTTTCACGCGCTGCTTACCAAAATTATTTCCTTCCCATCGGCTGTCCTTTAAGTCTGACGCGCTAAGACGAAAATAAATCTCGTCCCATTTCGTCAGACTTTTCAGGAACTGCCGCGCTTGTTTTTCTAGCCGCTCGGCAACGCTTCCTTCGTCTTCCGGGGCGCTTTTTTTGCTTGTCCCGCTTCTTTCGCCTCAGCCTCCTGCTCGCTCATGATGAACTCCATGCCCTTGCTGATCACTCGTCGGCCCATGCCTTTGGTGTCTTCAATGGACCAGTCATCAAGGGGCAACCACTCTTCGCCAATAAGCCCTTCACCACGACAACGAATGAACACAGTGACCATGCGAGCATTACCAGTTTCAACGCTGCCGCCACTATTGATCATGCTAAGCGTTTCTTCAGTGAAGTCACTGAGGAGTTCCATCTCGCTCATGTCAGCGCCGCCTTGCAGCAATGCGAATGCTTCGTCGAGAGGGATGTTCTTGGCCGTAGCAATGCGCTTCGCCAGTTGCACTGCGCGAATGGTCGCTTGGCTTTGGGCCTTGCTTAGTTCCTCTTGCTCAATGCCCTCCGCAACAAGCCATCCGCCATGTTTGCGAAGCCTTACTTTAGGAGTGAGTTCAAAATATTCAGGCTCTTCGCTTTGAAGCAGAAAACTATACTTGCTCATGGTAGAGAACGTTCAAGATGGCGTTGAACACCTTCACTCTTTCGCTTTGGGAGCGAAATTCTTTAGGCAGTTCAACTAAAAAAGAGTGATCTTCGTTTGCAATTCTAATAGTCTCTTCTGGAAGTGCCATAAGGCAAAGGATGCCTGCTTCGATGCTGGCACCTTCATAATTGCAGTTGATGGCATGGCAGCGGCCATCGGCGCTCCATAAATAGTCAATTTGCATTGAGACTGCCTAATGCGACACTTACTCTAGACAGCAACGCTTTGCCAATTGGTTTTCTGAATGAAAATGCCATTCCTGATACGTCGTCGGTAAAAGCACGATCATAGGGATCATTGGTTCCAGCTCCTTCGTGTACATACCAAGCATATTCTCTTCCGCTTCTGTTTTTAGCATTCCAGTGCCAAGAAGCCGTAGCGCCGTCCCTAAACAACTGGAAATTGTAGCTTTCAACGCCACTTCTGTAAAGCTCGCCCAAGTCATAAATATCCCTAGGGCTTCCCACTGTATCGCCATTTGCCCGGATTGTCAATGGGCTGTGCTCCCATTTATCCTCTTTGAATTGATCGTCCCAAAAAGCATCGTTAATATCTTCTCTTGTCCAGCTCTCAAACGCCTTTAACAATGCACGCTCAATGTCATCTCCGCCAAAAAATCTTGCTCCAGCGACGGTCATGATTAGGGACCAGGATAAAGGCGGCGAATGGTCATATCAGGAATGATAAAGCGACAACGTTCGTAAGCAATGTCATCACCAGGCGTAAATCGTAACGATGCATCGGGAAATCGCCTTACCATCCTGTCCATCGCGTCGGCAATTTCTTTTCCATCAGGGTTGTATTGCACAAGTATGACTTCCCATTGCTGCAGCACGCTTACAATTCCCACGCCCGCTTCGGGCAGTAATTCTGGATATTGTCGCATTGTCACTTCTAGCCCTGTCACCTTCCATTCCGTTGGCACGCTTTTTTGTCCCACCACATACACAGCAGGAATGCTTGTGCCATTCGGAAAAGTGTAAGAGCCAATTAAATTAGGCGCTGCCGAAAGTAGTTCAACAATGGTCTCCCGAAGCTGAGTAATGTTCACAATAAAAAAGCCTCCCCGTAAGGAGAGGCTAACAGAAAACAATCAAGCGAAGGCTTAAGAGTTAGGAGCAGTTGGGATGATACTGCCAGAGCTAGTAGCATTTTGGTGAACACCAATGCGACCACGGCTGATCAGGTCAAAGGTGCATTCAACGAGGTTATCAGCAGGATAGCTTTCGTTGTAGTTCATCACAGTGGCAACATAAGCCACACGGTCGTAGTAGTAAGTGCTGCCACTCACGCCAAGCTGCTTGTTGATCTCAACGTACACTTCTTGGTTTTTGTCGTAGCGAATGGCGCTAATCACCTGGAAAGCTTCATCAAAGCTATCAGGAATAAATACCGTGCCGTCTACGTCCTTCTGAAAATAAGAAGTGATGGAAGCAGTGGCCTGACTGGTGACGATCACGCTATCAGCAAAGCCACCGCCGCCAAGCAGGTAGAATTCAGTGTTGCCGTCGTTGAAAGCAACAGAAGCCGTCGTGGCTGCTTGCAGCGTGTAAAGAGTGGGAGCGCCGCTAACAGTGAACGTAGCGCCGGATTGAGTGATAACTGGACGGCCAGTGCCGCTGATAGAACCAACACGTACAATTACGTCTTGGCTCTTAACCAGTTCTGTGGGGTGGTAGAGCATGAGATTGCCTCAGCAATGGGAAAGAGAAAGTGGTTAAGCGTCAAACGTTTTGTACGCTTCCTTTACCAACCAGTCTAAAGATGCCTCTGATTGGTGCGCCTAGGAACTGCCAATAATGTTCAGCAATTTGTTCGTTCGGCAATAGCTCAAACCGTCCTTCCCTTCCATTGATGGTGGCAGCAGCGGAGCTGCCAGGAGTGACACCAGAGAGGGCTAGAGGCCCCGTCAAGCGTCCTTCCATGTACACAGCCGTATTATCAGCACCAAGCAAATAATCGTACTGTGGATTACGCTTCTGCTTCAATGTGGCATAGTATGTCACGCCAGTAGAAGTGGGAACGTAATTGCCAGTGCCTGATTCAACGACATAACCAGAAGCCACTGACCACACAAGAGTGGCATTAGCTAAAGGTAAGAGGACGTTCGTCATGCAACAAAACCAATGGAGAAAGAACCAGCGACGGTTTCAAGCATTCGTTTGAACTCTTGGCCATATTGTGTGGCCTCAAGCCCCTTGCCATATACCTTGCCTTCTGTGGCACCAATTTGGATGCCCATTTGTGCAAGTTGAATGGCAATGATATGTGCAGCGAGATGTTTTACGGCGCGATCAGTTTGATCTCCAAAAACATCAGCACTAGCATCCGCTGTAGCTTCAGAAAGAGCCCCGTTTACAATTCCCGATGGATGGGGCGTAAATTCAGGGAAACGATCAAGAAACGTTGCATAGGTAACAGTCATGGTCAAGCCCTTCCTGCCTTAATTGCTTCTTGACGCTTGGCAATAGCATTGCGAACCCTCACTCGCCCTTCAACTTTTTTCCATGACGCCAGTTGATCTAGGTCATGAATTAGTTCAATGGTCCGAGAGGCTTCAATGATGGGGAGATTTGAAAGAGTTTGAACGTCATGTGGAATGGTTTCCACAGTCGGCTGTTCCCTCACTTCTTCAATGGCGCCAATGGTCATCATCCGTTTAACGGTTGAATTGTCACGAGCCTTTTTCCATTGATCTTCTGGCACTCCCTGGTTTAACCCAGGCACCAGTTGAATCATCCCTCCATCAGTGATGATGCCGAAGCCACCTTCACGAGGCGGATTTTCAAGCTCAGGGCGGTAAGCAATTAACATTTTATGTTCAATTAGAACTGATGATTAGCTTAACGCCCATTGCCTGACTAAGCTCAAGACGAGGCTTGAACGTAGATGACGCTCTTGGGGTAGTACAGAGCCACACCACCCACGCGAGCGTGAGCAGGGACAATGAACTCAAGACCGCGCTGCTGGGGCGGGAAAAGCTCCAGCGGTTGGGGGATGTGCAGTTGCACTTTCTCGGGGTCACGCTTGTACACCACCATGCGGTTGGTGTTCAGAACGCTATTGCTAGCATCCAGTTGGTTGATAGGCTCAACGTTACGGATGTAGGGATTCGTCCTAAGGAAATACTCAAGCACGGTCACGTCCGAAGAATCGGAGTTGCGGGTGGTGCTGATCTTGTTGTAGTCCTCGTAGGCCAGCAGGATGGTGTCGGGCTGCTCCTTCATGTTGGAGGCGTTGATGATGGCGCTAACGCCATAGTTCAACAGTTCCAGCATTTCCTGAGCGGTGGTGCCGCTGCTGGTGAACCACTTGTCAGCAGCGATCACGTCAACAGTGGAGTTGTTGAAGAAACCAGCAAGTCCAACGGTGGATTCACCGAACATTGCAACGTTTTCAACTTTCTCTTCGTAAGCACGACGAACGGCAGAAGCGCGACGTTGCTCAAGAGCAATGTTTGCCATTTGAGCGGCACGCAGTTCTTGCACGGTGTAGCCAAAGCTACCGCCGAACGAACGAATGTTAATGCTCTTCTCCACTTGGCTGATGTCGGCACGGGGCAGATCATCAGCAGCATCCGCAATCAGCTTGAACTCCCCAGTGGAGTCCATGATGCGGTAGGTGAAGGTTTGTGCGCCAGGACCAGCTTCGCTAGTTACAGGCAGCAGGGTGGGGTACTTGATGTCGGCATAAGCAACTTCAAATACTTGGGGGCGGATGTACTCAAGCTGACGCTCAAGAAACAGGCCCGCGTCGTCCATGCGAAAATCAGACATTAGTAGGACCTCCTATCAAGAATCAGCGGAGAGAGTGAAGCTCGGCCCGTTCAGCTCCAGCACTGCCAGTCCGCTTCCAGTGGTGGAAGTAAGGAAACGAGCATTGGAAAGACGAACGGTCTTGCCCGAAGCAAAAGCATGGCTGAATTGACCAGCCTTGCCAGTGCCACTTGCGCTATAAAGCACACGCACAGGCGATGCGGGAGTAACAGCGCCGGTCACGTAGACGGCCACTGCGCCTTCGTTGGCAACGTTCAGCACTTGATCGACTTTCACGCCAGGACGGCTATCGCCATTCAGAGCGGTTTCATCGACATAGGTGAGCACGTTGACGCCGAGAACGGTGTCAGAAGCGCCAGAAATGGTGGTTGCAGAATTGGCAACAGTGCCTGCAACGTTATAAACTTGTACATCACCAAAAGGCAGGACAACTGCCGTTTCGTTGACGTAGGTGCCAATGGTGTTGTCGCGGATGTCAGAAAGTTGGCCTTCCAGAAGCGCAGCGTGAACGAGAGCATAGCTCTGTTGCACACCGCCAGCGGAAGCGGTCCCTGACGTGGTAAAAGTTACGGCCATGGGTCAGCGCTCCTTAGAGACGGAGAGAGGGGATTTCCAAGCATTCTGCAGCTTGTCCATGTAGGACGAAGGAGCAGACATGGGGGAAGCGATGGAAGCAACAGCTTTGCGCAGTTCTTCGGTGGCGGCGGAGTCGCTACGGGGAGCAGATTCAACCAGGGTGTCGAACATGGCGGTCACGTAATCGTCGGAACGGTCCGACAGATCAGCGTCACCACGCACGGCCTTAATAGAAGCTTCCATGATTTCACGAGCAGAAAGGCCCGCGAAGTCGAAAGCAGAGTCAAGGGAAGTACGGGCTTTGTCAATGAGAGCAATGCGCTCTTCAACAAGGCTGTCCACGTTCACTTGCTTAGCAGCGTCAAGGTCAAGCTTGAGGCTTTCCACTTCTTCGGCAAGGGCATCGGCCCGCCCTTCGGCAGAGTCGCACTTACCTTTCATTTCTTTTTGCATGGCGTCCATTTCTTCCTTCATTTTGGAAGCTTCGGACATCATGCCATCGTACATTTTCTTCATGTCCTCGTAGGACATTTTGGCGTCTTCCCGTTCTTTGGTAATAGCCAGAGCTACGCTCTCGCTCACCTCAAACTCGGCGCCATCAAAGTTGACTTTGGCAGTCATAGATGAGTCCTCTATATGAGAAATTAGAGAAGGATCGGCAGCATCCAGACGATCTAGATGGAGCTTCACTTGCGGGCCAGCGCGGCCCCTGCGCACAACAGCAATGTGATTTCCGTTGATTTCCTTTTGGATGCCATCGTAATTCTCACCACTGTCAGTAACGCCAGGCGTCGCTTCATAATTGACGCGATAACCAGCACTGACCTCCTTCGCATCACCACGCATAATGCGCTCAATGGCATCTTTGTCAGTGATAGTCATGACGGCACGGACAAAGCCGTTGTCATACACCACTTCAGTGCCACTAAAGCCCACTTGATAGTCCTTTGTATTGGCGCTATCTAAGAGAACTGGAGGATGCTCAAGAGTGATTGCTTTGCCCGCAAATGAGGCCAAGCTTTCAGGAGACGCCACCTCCGCTTCGGGACGATATTCACGGCGAATAGAGCCATCTGCATCGGTGTAATGTTGTACACCAGTGCGTGCGATGGTTGCCCAAGCACGAAGATAACCTTCGGGGGTTAGCTCGTACTTGTCAATCGGCGCTACGTCGTAACGAAAGCATGTGTCGCTCATGCCTATACTCTATCAATTAATCATATGCGAGATAGACTTAAATAGGTTATTTCGCCTAAAAATGCAGCACATTCAGCATCGCCGTCTCACCACGCGCCTCAAAGCGCCCATTGTCACCATTCAAGAAAGTAGGCGGATTATCGGAGAAAGAATGAAAGAAGCTCGTTTAAACTCTGGAATGTCACAGGGAAATGTCGCAGAAATGCTTCATTGTGATCAAACTACAATCTCACGAATGGAACGTGGACAAATCTCCCCTGACTGCGCCCAAATTCGTATTCTTAGTTCTATTTTTCAGCTTTCTATTTTGTACCTGCTCGGTTATCCTACGTTTGTGGTTTCCGCAGTAGAAAATTAAACCTCTTCGTCGTCTCGCAAATCTGCAAGCTGGCTTTCAATACCTTCCATGACATAGGCCTTTGCCATTGCTTCCACTTCAAAAGTGAGGAACTTCGTCGGCTCAAAATGCTCGTCAGGTTTTTCGTAATAACTCTTCACAAAAATATGCGTTTCGTCAAGGCGGCCATTTTTGAAATGCTGCTCTTCGACAAGGCGCCAGTGAGAAGTATTGCGATGCTCATTGGCCGAAAGAATGGCCAGAGCCTTCATCACGCCAATGCCTTCTTCTTCTTCTTCAATTACGCGGACGTACTCACTCACTGTTTTGATTGGCGACTTTCCACCATCCTAATGATGCGGTTGGCCCACGCCTTACCCGCGTCTCCTCCCCATAGTTGCCAGGCGATATAGCCAGCGTCATTTTCGCCACCACTTTTATTCTTCTCGTGGCGAGAGAAAAACGCTGCCATACGCTTAATAGTGGCAAAGCTTATGCCGCCGCCGCTAGCAAGATCACCAGCCCTTGCAACACCGCTGCCAATGCCCTGCTTTCCAGCCTCCTGCGTTGTCAGGCCGCCTTTGCCATATTTCTTGCGTAGTTCTAAGCCGCGACGCGCTGCAGCTCTTACAGACGATGGAGGGGCGAACGACTCAGCGTCGCCCCTGCCTACTTTTTTTTATTCTTCCTGACGGTGCCTAAATAAGCTTTACAGCGCCTCTCTCCTAAGCTTTCATCCATCATATCTTCTTCCATTTCCCCTTCTTCTTCCATGCAGCACATAGCATCCACATAGGCATCTACATAAGCATCACTTTTGCCTTCCATTGACATGCCAGCTTCAGACATGGCAATGGCAATCGCCTGTTTGCGACTGACAATTGGCTTGCCATCGCTCCCTTTAAGAGTGCCAGCCTTAAATTCTCGCATCACTTTCGCCAGTTTGGCCTGTTTTTGCTTGTTAGTCATGACTCTTTTTTTCTCAGTCTAGACCTTTACTCCATAGAAATACAAATCGCACGACTGGGGATTAACACTGAATTCATAATCAGTAAAAATAGAGTCAAAATCAACAAAACTAAAATCCTCTGCGGTCAGATTTAAGTAGTAACTCCAGCCTTTGGCGATGGTCAGAGGACTGTCCTGTGGTGTGCTGCGTTCAGTGCCGTGCTCAGGACGGCCAGTGGTAGCACAAGTGAATACCACAAGCCCTCCGCTTTTACAAAGGCGAATCATATTCAAAAAAGTTTCCTTCCAGAAAGGATTGTGCTCAAAGCACTCGCAAGATATGCAGCAATCAAATGGCTTTTTGCTGTCATATTCATGGCCACTAATAACAACATCCACCCCTGGCCCATTCCCTACGTCTACTCCCACATACTCACGAGAAGTAAAAGCATTGCGCACTGTGCCATTGATATTTAAGCTTCCTACTTCTAGGGTCCTTTCCCCCTTGAAGGCAAGAGGGAACTTGGTCTGAAGCAATGTAATGTAGTCCGATTGTTCTTTGTGAGCCATGATTATTTAATAAAGCCGATGGGGGCAGTGCCAATGTTCATCTCGGGGAAAAGCCTATCCCGGTATAAAACCATGCCAGTGATTAAACGCTCTGCAATGAAAGCAATAGCTCTTTTGTCATAGCCTTCAATCTGAAGAAATGCGTTTTTATGCGTTTCCCAAATTGGAGACAAGGCGTTAAGCAGTGTTGTCATGAAAAGCCGATATTCTGCTCGTGGACCACGCGCCATATTGCATCCAATGAACATATTTTGCGCCCAAATCTTGTCAATTTGCTCACGGGAGAACAGCCACTGTCCAGTGTCAGCCAGTGTCCTAGTAATTAATGGTGCATCAAATGCCGAATGCCCACCATAAAATTGCTGCTCAAGACTACAGCCAAATGTTGCAAATTCTGGAACATATAACGTACTTTCGCTGTACCAAGTGCTGCTTGGTTCCACCCAGTTACGCCGATACTGTGCATTACCGATATTTAGCTGCTCGGCATTATTTACTATCCATTGAATGCACGATAATTCGCCAAATTGAGAGTTCAATGGAGAAAGAGATGTTTGCCCTTCGTCGTCAAAAATGTAACCATTTTGTCGCAACTCTTTACGTTCTTCTTCTGTTAGATCACATGCTCCCCCCATGATGGGAATCAATGGGGCGCGGGATGAGTATCGCACCGTCTCGCCAGGAATACACACTGCGTAAATAGCGCAATCAGACGGTTGCATACACTTGCCTCGCAGCCCAAAGTTCGTTGTAATTATTTACGCCCTTGGCTCCCACTCCAGTTAAGTCACCACCGCCTGAAGGCTTGCTCCATGCCATAATCGTACCATCAGGCAAAACAAAGGCACGATTCTTTTGTTCGTACGTAGGCGTCAGTTCTAGATAGTCACCATAGACGAAATTAGCATTGCCGCCATTTGCAGCAAGAGCCGCGCCCAGCAATGTTGGACCAGTGGGACACAATGGAGTGATTCCGTAGTACTGTTCGTGACAGTTGTTGACTATCATTTCAATGGCAGTGGTCAGTGCTATGTTGCCAGGCTTTGAATAAAGAACAGTGGTCGCACACGCCCAAGTGGTGTAGCTAAAGCGTTGAATATCACGGAACGCCAAAAATTCAATGCGTGGTCCCACTTCCACTGGATTCACCACCCTGACAGCAATATCCATATACCACCCTCCAAGCTTATTAAGCAAGCAGAATCTACCAAGATCGGCTTTGTACGAATAGGGCTTTAGACAGTCGTAGGCCCATAGAACTTCCTTCTCATAGTTAGCTTCAATAAAAGCCCGAAGGCTTTCTTTTGTGTAAATTTGATACTCTGCTTCAGGAAACGCTTGACGCACAGTGCCAGTGGCATGTTCTAAGAATGGTGACAACTCTGCACCATTATCAGAAAGAAAGATTTGTGAAATTTGCATGATGATTAAACGATTTTTGCGGGAACTCCAAAGCCTTTAAATGATTCCTTGCCTTGCATGCTGAGCACTTCATCTACGATGCCAAGCATTTTTTTCGTAATAACAGGCCAAGTGAATTGCTTTTCATGAATACGGTCATAGCACCATTCACCAACTTTTTTCAGGGCAGAGCGGTCTTCGTAATAATTATTTAAGATGGCAGCTACGCTTTCAGGATCGGGCAGCAAGCGCTCCAGTCCGTAGTTCCTATCGGTTTCAGAGGCGTTACAGGAAACGCGGGGAATGTCATTGAAAATCTCCTTGAGGCTCGTATGGTCTGGCACCACCTGTGCAACACCAGTCGCCGCATGCTCACTATTAACCAGGCCCCAGCCTTCGCCAATACAAGTGTTGAGGCCAATGTCCACTGCGTTATACACTTTGTTTAACTTTTCAATGGGAAGGCAATTCTGTGTGGAGAAATGTGGGCTCGTAAGAATAAGCTTGCCAGCAGCGTCGTACCCTGCGTCACGAGCCACCCGCTTGAACAGTGGAATAATCTCCCAGCCCATGTCCTTAGCGCCCATATTGAGCCATAGACGGGCATCAGGCTTATCCTTGGCAAACTCAACGAACCCCTTAATGGTCAGGTCAATGCGCTTACGCGGCTGGTTCCTGTTGCCATTGAAGACAATAAACACATCTTCTGGCACGCCAAGTTCCTTTCGGCATTCCAGGAGGTCAATGGGAAAGAATTTAGTGAAATCAGTTCCATGCGGAATGACGTGGATGGGCTTTTCGTAGCCCATCTTGATAAGTTCTTCTTTCCCAAATTCCGTGTAGGTGGCAAGGCCGTCCCACTCGCTTACGGATTCGTTTAATTCTGGGAACAGTCCGTAACTATCAATGGGCGTGTAAACAAAAAATTTAAAACCGATGCTTTCCTTGAATGCCTTCACCGCTTGCCATAAATTAATACCCACCCATAGATCATTTGTCACCCACACAAGGTCTGGTTTGATGGTTTGAACCAGTTCTGCAATGCGATGGGAACCAAACGGGTCGGAGCCGTGTGCCATCGCAGGATAGCTTTTGTATTTAACGGCTTCGTCGTCATGATCACCGTGCCAGTTTGTCGCGAGCACATGCACTTCATGCTCCTTTGCTAGAGCGGGAAGGAGATATTCTGCTACTCGCCCGAAGCCAGTCTGGACAAACGCATCACCTGCGTAGAGAATTTTTGCCACTAGAAAAACGAATCTTGTCTGATGATAGTGGCAAAATTAAACGGGCACCACTGGCGCCTGCTGCCTGAAATACTCAACGCGACATTTGCAACGGGCTCCGCATTCACAGCGCACACCAGGAAGTGGAAGGCTTCCAATGGGGACCATTCCGCGAGAGGCATAGTTAAGGCAATCCTGACAATGCACGGCTTGGTTGTCCAAGATGCGTCGCATCAACGAAAACCCACGTTGTTGTTCGCGCAGTTCCGTACCTTGCCAATAAGATCCACGAACACTTTGAGCGTAAAGGCCGATACGAGCAATAGCCATGGGAGCAGAAACACGCCCATCCAAAAGGTCACGTACAAAGCCCTGAAGATAAGTGTATTCCGAACGAAGCCTCTGACCGATGCGGCCATATTCCGCACTGCCCATCTTACTTCGTCCGCCATAGCCAATAGTCGCTGCTTGAATATGACCCGCTTTAATTGCTTCGCGGACACTATCTTGCCATTGATCAAGCGTAATTGAACCATCGCCTAACATCCTCGTAAAACGCTTGAGTTGCGTTTCTAGTTTATCAATGCGACCATCAATCAGCATGCCTACTGCAGCTTTGCTGAGAAAGCGGCCTTTCTCATTGCGATAACGTCCACTACGTTGGTCATACGACCATTCAGCGTCCATCCTGCTGGACAAAATGACGCTGCTGAAAGAGGATAAGTTATTCAGCATTGTCGGCCTCTAGTAGCTCTTTGAACTGCGCTGGAGCCTCTTCCTTCCATTCTTTCATGGCATTTTCAATGTCCTCGTCTGAGATGAATGCAGCCTCATCAATGCCAGCAAGCATTAGTCCTTCTACTTTCATGGGATCAATGGCATCCACTTTGCTACTAACAAGCTTTGCTGGTCCCTTCCGTTCAGGGTCAGGGTCAGCTTTACGCTTGCGGGCTACGATGGTTTGACGCTCTTCCTTTGACATGGCTTGAGCTTTGGCTTTAGGGAGGCACTTGGGCTTACCTTCCTTTTCACCACGTCCTCCGCATGGCCCCATAATTTCCCCATTGGCACCAATCCTCACCCATTCTTCCTTGAACCATTTGTCAAGGTCGTCGGCGTGGATTTCGCCAGAGTCTCCCTTAAAGGCTCCAGCGGTGGAACCATGCTTTTCTTTGTACATGCGCTTGTACTGCTGCACCACATAGCCACTGGCATAAGCAGACGGCCACACCTTAAACTTTGCCTTTGCTGCGGCCACTGCACGACTATGCAGAGCCTCGTCAGTGAATTTCACATCGCCACGCTCGTGCTCCAAATCGCCCGGCAGATAAAGACCAGCAGAATCTTCCACTTCACGGCTTCCGTCCATGGGAAGCGTGCCATTTTCTTCGTTCAACGGATCGCGTCCGCCAGGAGGCACTTTCATTTGCCCTCCCTGCTGGGGCAGCTCACGAGGGAGCGATGGGTCAAGAGTGAGTTCCATTGACCATTCAGAGCCTCCGTAGCGAGCATCTGCCACTTCCTGCGGATGGAGCACGCCAAGTTGGATGTAGCGCCCATCAACGGCTGCTACACGCGCACGCACGTCAGCCTTTTCGCGCTCGTTTAGTTCAAAGAGATCATTAAACTTAATCCGCCATGACTCAGGCAGCCGCCCATTAGTCGGGCCGTCCTTACTGAGCATGATCATTTTCATTAAATGATGCAGCGGACGCTTGTAGTGAGAAGCTTGATAATCACCAAGGTGCTTCGCAAAATCACGCTCCTCGCTCCGGCCAGTAGAGCCCAGGCCTCCAGGACTCTCACCAAATAAAATAGTATGGGGAATCTGAGAAGCGCCAATAATATCAATGCGAAGCTTTTCTAGGATTTCACCAACGCCACCAAAGTTGCGACTAATAAATTCAAGCTCTTCTTTTTCTGCGTCAATTGCATAACCGCGATAAATGCTTTTGCTCATATCATTGAGCACAAGGCGATCACGCACGTCCTTCTCTTTGCCGGCGGCAAGCATAGAAGAAAGACCGCGAAGTTTATGCACAAAAATATCAAATTCTGTCAGCAAAGTTGCAGCAGAACTAATGCCAGTGGAATAAAAGCGGAAGCTGTCGTACACGCTTTGCAGCGTGCTCATTCCCCACCCATAATTTCTCTGTCGAATGCGATAAGGCAACCATTCGCCGTCAAACCTGAGAATACGGTCTTTATGAATGTTGACCAATTGTGGCTGCCTAATTAGATCGCCAGAAATGATTTGATAATACGTTGCCTTGGAATAATCGTAGAGGCTATCTTCGTTAATCATTGGCGCAATCTGCCAACGATCTAGCACTTCCATGCCTTCAATGGAGCGAATATTTCTATAGTCAACAGGCTGATCAGCAGACCGCCCATCGTCAATGTAAAGAAGAATGACAGCGCCGCCGAAGAGGCGGGCATTCTTGGAAGCCAAGCCGAGATTTTCAAGGATGTATAAGTCTTCAATCACCTGTTCAATGCCCGTCACTTCTTCCGCCGCTGCGCCCTCTCCGCCAAATAACACTTTGAAGCCTTTCCGCGTGGACTGCTCAGCAACGATGTCCACGATGCGCTTGGGAATCCACTCGCTATAAAGGTTTTCAAGCTCTTCTTGGGCGAGAAAAACGATGGGAGTGGAGCCGGTGTATTGGCTCTTATCTCTTCGGGTGCCCATGCCAGTGAGAGCGTTTACGAGCCCGTCCACTCGCAGGCCTTCATTGCCATTGTGACCAAGATCAACTAGCTCTTCCGACATTTTTCAGCATGATGGGTATTGACACCATGCTAACAGTGGCTAAGATGTGCCTGATCTTCTGTTGTTTATGCCCACCCCCATTGAATTTGTCTTCTCTGACGAAGAACGGAAACTAGCGATGGAAGAAGGCCTGAGAAGGCAAGGCGTAAATGAAGCCAAGGGCCTTCGTGGGCGAAATGGTGGGGCTTGGCGCGGCAGTAAGGCTTTGGACATTCATTTACTTGGCGCTGCAGGGGAAATGGCTGTGGCGTCATATCTAGGAATGAAGGAGCATTTGTACAAAGAGACGGAAGCCAGGCGGGGAAGTGATGACTTGCCGGGTATTGATGTTAAAACCAGATCAAAATCGCACTACGATCTAATCGTTCAAAAAAACGAAGATCCTTTTAAGAGGTTTGTCCTCGTTACCATTGAAGACAAAACCACTCTCATTCATGGTTGGTGCCTTGGAAGAGAGGCAATGAAAAAAGAATATTGGGCAGATCCTGCTCGCGGACGCCCTGCGTATTTTGTGCCCAAGGAGGCTCTTTTTTCCATGAATAGCCTAAGGGAAGACTATGCCAAAGCTCAAATGCTCTGACTTTGCCAAGCACGTATTAAATACTCCACTATGGCCAAAGCAAGAGGAAATCCTTGATGAGTATTTCGGGGGCGGGAAAAGCCATGCTTGCTGGGCTCTTGGTAGGCGCTCTGGCAAGACTCTCATGGCTTCTATTGCAGCCGTATATGCCTGCTTCGTTCTAGAAAGCAGCTACAAGCGCAAAGTACGAAAGAACGAGAAATGGTACATCGTTACTATTGCTAACGATCAGCAGCAGGCGAAGATTGCCCTAAACAACATTCGTCAATTAGTGCTAGACAGTCCCCTTGGCACGGAAATCACCAGAGAAACTGCCACTGAAATTGAAATTAGTAATGGCTGCGTGTTCCAGGCCATTCCTGCTTCTGCTCGTGCATCACGGGGTAAGGCAGTAGTGATGTGCGTATTTGACGAGCTGGCCTTCCAGCTTGAAGGCGATGCCAACCGTGGCGCTAAAGCTATTTACGATGCTCTCTCGCCGTCCATTGCTCAATTTGGAGAAAATGGTCGCATATTGGAACTGTCATCTCCTTGGCTGACAGATGGATTGTTTTATGAACATTTTAAAGAGGCTGAAAGCGGAGAATTTCCGTTTATGCAAGCCAAGAACATCCCAACGTGGGAGATCAACCCAAACCTCCCATGGGGCTGTCCATTCTTAGAAGCAGAACAAAAGCGAGACGAAGACAAGTTTTGGACTGAATATGGCGCTCGCTTCAGGGGTAATAAATCAGCATTGCTGGCTTCAGAAGTGGTGGATGCAGCTATTAATAAAGAACGAGGCATGCTCCTCCCAATTCGGGAATTCATGGGCAAGTATGTGCTGGCGCTAGACCCTGCTCGTGGTGGCGTGGGGCGAGACGAATATGTGGCCTGTATTGTGCATTTTGAAAAAGAAACTTTAGTGGTGGATAAGTTTCACCTTTTCATGGCTGATTTTGAGATCAATGGGAAAAAGGAAGTGAGTGTTCAAGCCGTAGAAGATTGGATACGAGAGCACCATAAAATTTATCAATTTGACAGTATTGTGCTTGACCAGTTCAACAGTTCTGCCACCATCCAAAGCCTCAATGCTGACTTCCCCATTAGAGAACTCACTTGGTCAGTAAGCACCAAGATGAAAGCTTTCAGCAAAATGAAAGAACTCTTTAATGCTGGCTTAGTGGACATCTATCCTCATGATCGTGCCATTCGTCAGCTCAAAAACCTCAACGTTCTGTACAGACAAAGTGGACAATGGTCAGTAACTGGTGGTAAAGAAAGTGGTGTGGACGACTTCTGCTTTGCTCTTGCTGCTGCCATTCTTGAAGCTTCCAAGGAAGATGATTTAAATTGGCTGGAAGGACTTATTCGCTGATTGTCATTAGAATTTTCAACAATTGGCATTTTCCTGCTTTCGTGAAAAATGACTTCGTTTGAACTATCTTCTAAAGAAGCCTCTTATCTCATTGCTCTTCTAGAGGCAGATAGACAAACAGCTTTGCAGTTATTAGCGGCTGACCATTTTTACCAGCCATCGTTGCTGCCACGGTTGAAAAAGTTTCAACGCTTGCTGAAGCATCAGCGAACAATGAAAGAAGAAGATGGCGTAGACTGAGCTTTCCTGCTTGCTTCCCATGGCTCTCTCTAAGGCGGCTGAAGAAGCGTTCCATTCAGCGATTGAAGCGGCGTATGCCATGCAGGAGCCAAGCTCCTCAGAAGAGGACAGGCGGCTTGCCGGGAAAGCCTATGTGCTCTTCATGGAAGAATACTATGCACTGAGCAAGGAGCACAATAGTGAGCAATGGTGGGAAGCTGAATGCAGGGCTGATGCAAGCTTGGCCAGGTGCCGTATATACGATGTATAGCCATGGTTGGCTTGTTGTTCATCCTCCATGGGCAAACAAAGGAAATAGTGGTGCCCCTCCATGAAGCACGGCGCGTACATAAGCAACTTTGCCTAGAGGGAGCTGTTGTATTCTGGAGCTGGCGCTGCTAAACTTTGAAAGCTTCCTGCAGGAGCCCATTGGCCAATGGTTGCCAGTATCCTCGTCAATGCTGGCTTTTAACGGGGGTTCCGTCGTTGTTCTGGACTCTCGCTCAGAGGTGAGTTGAAGCACCTCTACAAATCAAGGCAGAGCACTGGCCGCACCAGTTGATCGTCTATTGCGACGAAACTCTGCCCCATTTGCCCCTGTAGCCCAATAGGCAGTAGGCAACGGATTTAAGCTCCGTACAGTGTCAGTTCGACTCTGACCAGGGGTATCCGCTATTTCCAGGCGCTCTTGTCAATTTGACAGGGGCGATATTTTTGTCCTCGATATTGAAGCCACATTGCTGGACGATGCACCCATCGCCACCATTGTGAAAAAGCTTCATGCTCTGCCTCTAAAGAATAGGGGACGCCGCGATACACAAGTGTAGTCATTGATACAAAATTATTTTTCTTAATGCTATGCCTGCCCCGTTTCTCAATTATTCGCCTGCGGATACACTAATTATTAAGAAAAGATTATTTTTCTTTGCGGTGAATGTAAGTTTTTAATTCATGCAAATAGTTGCGGATCATTGCAGCTTTCTCCAAATGCCAGGGGTCGCGATGGAGAAAATATAAGCGCATGTGTTCATCAACTGCTTTTAGCAATTGATGAATCACTGGATTCCATGGCTCTCTAATGGGCGTGTTGAACGTCCGCCTGCGCTCGTCCATTAGAACGGAAATAATCAATGACCATTTCCAATGGTACTGGAGAAAAATTATTTCTTTCTACACAGGCATTAAAATACCTTCCATCTGCCTGTCCATCTTTTATCGCTAAATGACAGTGCAAATGGCCATGCACATTGCCACGATAGTGTCCTTGCAAATTATCGGGATGCACTGGAATGTGCGTGAAAACTATGCCACCAGGCATTAGCGATCCTGGCTGATGGAAATGAGCACCACGAATGTCTTCAAAATGTTCAGCATAGTCTTTGAGCTTAAACGTGTCGTGATTGCCTCTAATGAGAATTTTTCTGCCATTGCATTTGGCTAAGTTGGCTAAGCTTCTGCGAGGGATGGCTACATCTCCTAAGTGATACACAGTGTCTTTTTGACGCACCACTGCGTTCCATCGTTCCACCATAATTTCGTCCATCTCTTCAACAGAATTAAAAGGACGCAATGGGGAACCATCGGGCTGAATAAAAGACAAGCTTTTGGCGTGTCCCCAGTGGGTGTCTCCAATGACGAAGGCGCTCATAAGAAAGGGAGCTTGCGCCCCCTAGTTTATCATTCCCGCCCGTAAGAAGGCAGATCGTAGTTAGGGCTTTCAAAAAACGCCACTTGCCTGCTGCTGCGCGTGGCAGCCATCTCAGGAGCCTTGCCCGTAAAGAACAACGACTCCGACTGTCGCAGCCAGAAATCCTTGTTCAGCCATTGCACAGTGCTTCGGCCAAGCTTTTCAAACAACCATGCGGCAGTAGCTGCCCGAAGCTTATTCAGGCTATGCGAATCCTCTTCACCCAGTTCCTTGGCAACCATGCCATGAATGGCCGTATGCACGCGCTCATCGCGACTAATATCCGCCGAAACCGTCCGCATGCCCATGTCGCCATTTTGCCGAAAGAACGGCAATGCCACAAAGAAAATACTCCGCTCCAAAATGGAAGCTTTATGAATGGGGTGAGCAGGATGCTCCATCCATGCCTTTAAAATGCTCATCACTTCCTTCTCAGCCTTTGCATTAGTGCCATGAGCCATGGCAATGTAATTCAAAGCCTGGTCATGGCGCTCCTCATCTTCCTGATTGGAACGCAATGCCTCAATCACACCAAGAGTGGAAGGCAGTTCACGAGCCATGCCTTGCTCCAAAAGCTCCTTTACGGGCATTTCTAAATGCCGCAGCGCCAAAGCTTTAAAAATGGTTTCTTCTGAACCTTCAGCAACATTTCCTTTTCCCACAGGCACGGCCTGCCAAGGACGCTTTTTAGCAATGGTGGACAAATAGGGCGAGTTCTCAACAGTGGCAATCATTCTTAATAAAGCGGAGGAAAAGAAAGGGCCGACAGGCGGCCCTCAATAAAGAATCAATGGGAAAGAAACTATTCAGCACAACTGGAGCAAAAGCCAGCAGTCATGTCGCAAGCGACAGCATCCCCCTTAACCTCGTTGTCATCGAGGCCAAACATGCTCTTGAAATCGTCATCTAGCGCTGCAAAAGCATCGTCTTTTCGTTGGGTGTCAGGCAACACTTGCAACGAATAGTAAAGACTAGTCTGAGGAGAATCAAGCCAATCTTTCAGGAACTGGCGGTCATAAACGACTACATCGCTCCAACTATTAAAACTATAGCCATGGAAAAGACCCGTTTGCTGATAGAGAGCCACAATGCCATTTGCCACACGGAAATAGTTGTCCCAACCAACGGTTTCAGCGATTTCTACTTCCCCGTAGTCAAAGCTCTCCACTCCAAATGTGCCAGAGTCTCTGTCCACTAAGCGTCCCACTGGAGGGGCAATTTCAGGAGTGGTCGTAAAGCCTTTCTTGTCTAAATAACGATAAGAGCAGGAGGCTGTGGGGGCAATGCAAAAAGCTCGTTTCATGCCATGAGCACGAGCTACTTCTGCTGAATCTTCAATGGCAATATCAAGCAGCCAAACAATATGACCAGCATGCGTGTCATGCCAAATAGTTTGCCAGTCAGAAGCATCATGATTTAAATAGGCTTCTAAAGCTTTCCCGAAATCTTCATACGATACCTCCTCGGCAGCCAAGAAATTAGCTAAGCCAAGCATGCCAAGTCCCACTTGTTTGTCAATGACAGGCGGCAGATATTCATCAGTGTCGCCCACGCCCGTACGAGGATGCAGCTCACAAAGCTGCTTCATGCCCTCCACAAAGGCTTCAGACAAATCAGACAGACCACATGCGCCCATATTCACATGCTGAAGCAGACAAGTGCCACGATGGGGCAAATACACTTCCAAGCAAACATTGGCACGGATGCGCTGGCCTTCATCGTCATAACGAATTTTATTAAGCCAGATGTCGCCAGAACCAATGCCCTTCAGCAAAGCATCAATTAGTTCAGGAGAACTATTGTCCAAAAAACTATTGTCCACATTTAAACAACGCTTCACCCATGGCAGTTCTTGACGAGAAGCATTAATAAATTCAATGGCATCAGGATGGTCATAATCAAGATGCAACACTACAGCCCCATTTTTATATTTTCCACCCCGTCGTAAGATTTCATTTAATGCAGAATAAATTTTACCAAAACTTACGGGACCACTAGCTACAAGTCCTTTGCCATTTTCAGCACTCCTTTCACGCAAAGAAGACAAATGAATAGCGACGCCCGCACCATTGCGCAGGCCATGGCTAACAAACTTCCAAGATGCTTCAATGCCATCTTCTCCCTCCATTGAATCTTCTACGGCAAATACTGTGCAACTCACGGGAAGACGACCATCATCATCTTCCATCCAGCTCTCCACCCTGCCAGTGCGAGCAATTTTTTCGCACCTTGCGCCTTCTTTGAGAATCATGAGACAACAAAGCCTGCTCCAAGCAGGCCGAACGATCAGTGATTAGTTTAGCCTCAATCGCACAGCCCTTCAGGATCATTTCCGCTTTGAGCATCCCTTGCAAACAATAGGGCCTCTTGCTTGCTGCGAAAATAATAGGGCTTCCCTTCATAAGCAATAAAATGCTTGAAACCAGGCCTGCTAGCACATGGCCAAACCTTTATCGCGCCCACCATAAACGGGCAAGGTAGATCATCAAAGCCCATAAAAAAACCTCCTGCTTTTACAGAAGGCTAAGAACAATGGACGAGAAAATGTAGTAACGCTTGTTACTTATTAAGGCATGTATTGATGGAACGCATCGGCCAGTATTTCTCTTGCATCGCTTTCTTCATCAAAGCCCTGTCGTTCAAAGATGGGATTTAACCATTTATAAATGGCGGCAAAAATTGCGTCAGTGCGAGCCATGCTGTCCCCTCCATAGTTCTCCACTTCATACAACACTTGGTCGTAAATATTGGGAGTATTCTCTTTTTCTTCCATTGCAATCAGGTAGCCAAGGGCTGCTGCTCCTGTTTTGCTCGTGGCATGTTCGCACATGGCAAGGCGCTCTTTCAGTTCGTTGAACTGCTCTTGAGAACCAAGGACGTGCTTGGTGACAACCTTGCTAAAGGCATTGAAGGAAGAGTCCATGGGAAGGGGAGAGGCGATCACCAGTCAGGATAGGCAAAACCAGGGGCAGAGTCAAGGGCAGGGTCAATGGAAAAGGAAGCGAGGTCTGCTTGGTAACCATCGTATTTGCCTACAGATGATTTCCAAATGCAATCACGCTCTGGTTGGAGCTTCTCCTTGATCTCCGTAATGCACTTATTGAAATAACGACGGGCTGTGATGTGGACTTTCCACACTTGCGTGACAATCAGCGTGGTTTCTTGAGGGTCGTAGTATTTCATGCCCAAATCATAGCTTTAGCCAGTTTGTTAATTGGCATATTTACCAGCTTTCAGGCTATAACTAGAGTCTCATTTAAATCTCACTCGCGTCTCATGATACTGTGATTTACGATGGGTAAAGGCGATGCACACGCTCAGGATACTTACGCAGCAGCTAAGCATCCTCCGCGAGCCGCTCGCTCAGGAGCCCCAAGCGTTCCGGCCAAAGCGGCTCTGCTCCACCACCCTCCTCTGCTTACTTTCTTCTAGGAAGCCTTTGCAAGGAGCCCTACGAGCAGAGCCTCAAGCGCCTACGAAGCCAAGGGCTCCTTCCTAACCAACCACCATTCAATAATCTTCTTCGCGAGAGCACTAGAAGCTGCTATAACTATGCTCGCACACGCCCAAGCAATCAAAAAGAAATAAATCAATAGGAAAGACAAAAGAAAAGGCCGCTTGAACAACGCTCCTTAAGGGAGCTACCATCTCGTAGCGGCCTTCCTATGGCAAAGAAAATGACAGACATCGTTTGGTCAGTAAATATTGGCTTAGCCATAGTCCTCCTGGCAGTGGCTTATTGCATTGTTATCATCCTTCGCACACCGTAGTGACCTCACTACAGTTCGTAATTGTGCAATCGTTCGGTCAGTCGCCATTGACTTTACGAGCATGTTCGTAAACTTACGAACATCGTACTAAATTGCTTGTAAATGTTTGTATTGCGAATAAATGGCGATTATTGACAATGCAAATAAAAATGAAAACTCGATGAAAAATTACGTCGCATTTGGAAGGGGTATCCCCGCGCTTTCGCGATCTGGTATCACGCGCTACTGCTCTGTGTCTGTATCGGTTGCTACTGTTTCACAATTTGTAACGTTGGAGCTTGTTGAGAATCGCTTTCAATAGGCTAAT